GTGAGATTAATGTTTGACTTTCGGATTGCTTCCTTTGAAATTTTTAAATCAATTTCACAAACCTTAATCATCTCTTTAGATTGTGCAATAATATCCTTCGCATCTGCTTTTGAAATTTTAAAACTCATTCTGAATCCGCCAAGAGTTTATCGGCTAGGATTTGGTCTCGGTCTTTCGGTATCACTTCCTGATTTCCCCCAGAAGTTCCAATTAATAATTGCTTGGCTCTAAGATTCTTCTCATCTTCCAAAATTCTTTCTCGTCTATCATTCTCAGACTTAATCTCGTCACGAACCTTCTTAGCTTCTTCAACAATGTTAAGGGTCTCATCTTCCTTCTTAGGCGTATCAACCTTATCTCCTTCTGTGTCAGGCGTAGTTGTTTGTTCATCGGTCATAAGATATGATGTGTCATCTACTTTATAAGGTTTTTGGTGTTGATGGTCAAACCAGCGATTGCCGCTATAATAGTGAATATTGCTGTCCTCATTGTCCCATTAATTCCGTAGTGCATTGCGAAGACTTCCATCACGGATAAACATACAATAGCGACGACACCAGTAATCCAATTTATTTTATTCATTAGAAATCCTCCGTGGACAAATAAGCCCTTGTTGGGTCGGGTTTAAGTATTGCCTGCTCCATCCTTAAATCTAAAGAAGGTTCTACGCTCTCAAAATAAACATCATAAGCTATAATTTGAGCTGTCCCATCTTGTCCACCAAACAACGTCCCTGCCTCATTTGCCTCTTTGTTTAGAGAATTATAATCTTGTCTAATTAATGATTTCTCCATTATGTATGCTTGGAGGAACTCATCTGCATCTGCGGAGTTTGCATTCGCTGCGGATATATAATTCTTCATAGCCTTTTGTCTTGCTGTTAATTCTGTTCTCTTCCCGCTTATCAAATCCCCCTTCTGTGCTTTGATATTGGATGATACACCTGAATAAAACCCCTTTATTACCCCTACTGCTGCTCCTATTGCCCCCGCTGGGACTGCGCCCGCTCCACCCGCTGGGGCTGTTGCTACTGCCCCCGCCGCTGCCGCGGTTCCACCATAAGTTAAAGCAGAGGGGACTATACTTGATGTTCCAGCTAAAAATGCTTCTTTCCAATTAATTCCTAATTCGTCTAATTCCATCGCTGTCGCAAAATCAATCTTCCCCACCTGTGATGCAAGATTAAGTTTTTTTATTGCTTCTTTTTGTATTGCTGCGGCTGTTCCTACCGGTGCTATGTTTTCTGGGATTGCTGCCTTCTGTGCTTCTATCTCTGCTATATTACTTAATTCGTCTTGACTTATATCCCCTAAAAAAGTCTCTCCGCCCGGGGTCACAATACCAGTCGTCCTCCCCGTATCAACGTCGCCAAAAGTCTCGAGAGTTCCTGCTGGTGTTAAAGCTGGTGATACTTCTGCTTCTTCTCCCTCTGTAATTTCTGCCTTTGGGAAGACACATTTTAAATTAACAGCATCCCACTTACCACCTGCTTCATAACAAGCCTTTATCTTTTTGTCCTCCGCTGCCTTCTTTTTTTCTTTTGGTGTTTTTGGTACATCTGGAAGTTTTGAGGATGGTGCGGCGATTGTTGCATCATCTCTGATTGTTGTTGGTGCCGTTGGGAGAGAAGGAGACAGCCCCGGGGCTATTGACTGCCTTGTGTCTGGTTGCCACGGGAGAGGAGGAGGATTGAACCAGTCTATTGCCATTATTCTCTCTCCATGTCAGCCGTCACATCGTTAGGCTGAATGCCCGTCTGCCCTGTGTTCTTCTGTTCTGTCTCATTGACTAAGCCGCCCAAACTTGGAGGTCTGTTAAATTTAATTTTGATTAATGCTTGGTTCCAAAGGTCTCCTTCGAGGTCGACCTGTTCCTTTGTATAGATTGGTTCAAAGATAACGTGTCCCATCTTCCCCCCGACCTCACTCGTACCGTCGCTTGATGCGATACTTCGAGGTACACCGAACACTTGATAAAAGAAGTTTTCTAAGTATTGAATCCATGCTTGCCTATCCCCTATCTGCTTTGATGGGAAGTCTTTAATCTCTACCGTATCTTCGGGGACACCAAGCATTTCCCCATTCGCAACGGCGAGTTCGATTTGATTATTTACATAAGTTATTTTTCCTTCGTTAGATGTTTTGTAGTAAGCAATTCCCAACGCCATCCCTCGATGTTCGATTTTTCTTCCGTCAACGAGTGCTTCGTTACGTGCATCTATAATCCATTTACTCGCATCAATCTGTGATGTTCCGTGGATTTGGTCGCCTATCCTTTTGTTTTGGGAATGTAGCATATCGTCTTTTTTTATTTTCTTCCACTTTTTCCCGTTCCAAACTTCATATCTTATGTGGTCTTGATTCTTTGTAGTTAGCTTTGAGTTGATAACGACCTTCACTCTCTCGGGGGATATTGGAATAAGATTAAGCAACCCCCCACCTTCATTCCTCACTATCTCACAAAAAGCGTCCCCGACAATTAACTTCGTGACTTCGTGATTCCACATGACTTGGTCAAAGGTATCTTTCCCTAACCCCGACACATATCCTAATTGAACCTTAATACTGGCATCTTCCGTGTCCCATCCTTTCCCTACCGACCACGTCGCCAAAGCATTCGCTGCTGAATAAATTTCTGGTATCTCAAAGTAATAACCAAAGTTTTGTTTTGCTTCTGTAAAATACCAATAGGTTTCCGTTCCGCCGTCGTTCTCCGCATCTAATGCTCTCGCATCAACGATGAAGTCCGGGACTTGGTTTGCGAAGTCCGTTGTCGTTGCTTGTGATATATTTCCTGTTGCCATTATTTATCGATGTTGTATGGGGTATAGATGTCGAATGTTTGCACTAGGTCATCTGCACTTGGTTTAATTCCGTCTGCGTAGGTACTGTCCCTGTTTTGTGGGTCGTGTCCTAAGTAATATGCCCCTTGTGGGGTTCCAGTCCCCACCGCCTTAATCCACATCTCGATAGTTACTCTTAAGGCATCTTCGGCGGCGAAGTCGGTTTTTGGAATTATTATTTGCATTGTAACCAGTTCGCTTTCCTCTCCACCTCCTGCACCGGGTGTTAGGGTTTTTGTTTGTCCTAACGCTACTTCATGCTCCGCTACGCCGTCCCACCTTCTTATCCTAACTACGGTATATGCTTCGATTTGTGCTACGGCTGGATTTGATTTTGCGACATGTGAGAATTGTAAAACCATTGTTCCTTTTATTTGTTTTTGTATATTATACACGCTAAGGTCAAAATCTAAATCGGCCAATTTTGTAAAGGAAGTATGTGCACTTGTTGCTACTATTCTTGTATCTATTATTGTTGAGTAAAGTTCTTGTGTCCCTAGTCTATAATCGTCACCGGTGCTGTCGGTCGTTGTGAATAGTTTATAGTTAATTATACCAGTTCCCTCCGCGAGGTCTTGCCAGTCATAACTTGCGATAGCATCATTCGGTAGAGGTGGAAAAAATTGGGGATGTATCGGCATTATGCTTCCCGAATGAATATCTGGTTTTTGTCTGTGTCCTTTAGGAGCTTGATGGCTTCAAAATATCCATTCCATAATATATTTAATTTCATTGTTGATGTTGAAGTAGACCATGCGTTAGGGTCGTAGTTCACTATATAAATTGCACAAAGGTTCGACGCCGCGAGGGTTAAGACTTTCTTGACGTCTACGTTTAAGGTGGCGTACTTATCCGACCAATTATATTCCGAATCAGAGTTAATTTGGCTTTCAATTTGTGGGAGAATTACGTCAGTCCATGCGACCGCTATCGCTGTTGTGTTCGCGTTCACCCCAGCCTTTTGCACGACCTCCGCATTAGTACAGAATATTCCTGTGTCTGCCATCTTTTTACACTTTTATTGAGTATACCTTCATATTTAAGGCTTTTTGTTTTGCTAACCAGCACGCTCTCCCCAATCCTTCGGCAATATGGGCATATATTCCGCTTATCTTCCCATCCTCCTCGACGATTATACTTCTTAAGGATGCCTTCACCTCGTCATTGTCGAATAACTGCAATTCCCCCCTCCACCCCATCGCAAGCATATTGTAGTACATCGCCTCTTTATAGAGTTTTTTTGTTCTTTTATCGTTGTCTATGACGATTTTTGCGTTGTTTAGTCCAATAATCTTCTGTTTTGTTGCATCTTCTTGTAATAAATGGTCTAATACCCCAATTCCCATCCCACCATCATCAATCCCAATCTTCTCAAAATCGAACATCACATTGAGGTCTAAAATTTTGGTCTCGGTGTCTATGGTCGTTGTTTTTGTTGTAATTTCGTGATGGAACTGGATTGCCTTACCGCCAACCCTCTTAATGCCCTCAAACGTGCTTTCATCATCTCCCATACCTGCAATATCCACACCTAAGTATAAATCTCCCCCAGAATGAGTTGATGTGTTTTGGGGGAGAGTGCAAACCTTTTCTATCCATTCTTTCGTAAATAATCCTTGGGCGCCTTCAACAAACTCACCAAGATACATCTGTGCATACTGTCCCTTCGTAAATCTCTTCTTCATCTTCTCTAAAAACTTCGGGTCTATATGGGGACAATCCTCGGAACTCTCGTGGAAGTTGGTATAATCATCATCCTCAAAACAATCATAATAGAAACCTTCCTTGAGTTTAGGCGTTGATAATAACCACACATTACCCTTAGTCGCGGCCAATGTTGGGATGACAGAGTTCCACACTTCCTCATTAATGAAGGCGGCCTCATCTGCAATAAGAAGGTCAATAGTATAACCCATAATCCCATATCCTGTCTCTCCTGCGGCGAAACAATAGATTTCCGTCCCATTTTTTAGACATATCTTATGTTTTGTTGGTTTGTCGGCTCCGGCTAATATCATCTTGGGGTCTTCTCTATAAATCTTACTCAATATCTTGGAGAATATCAATAATGCCTGTCTCTCAACGAATGCGATAACCATCACGGTCTTATTCTTGTTTTTTAAGGCGTAATCCTTACATTTCTCACTAATTACCTCTGACTTTCCTACTTGACGTCCCGACCTTAGGATAAGGTTGCCTTCTGTGGCTAATACTTGGTCTTGCCACGTATAATATTGGATTTTTGGTAATTTCTTAATATATTTAGGTTGTTTCTTCATTCAATCCGACTCTCAAGTCGTCTCATCGCTAATTTATATTTATCTGGATGATTTATTCTTAACCAATTTGAAAACCATAGGGGGTTTTTATGTGCGGAGAACTTCCCGAAGTTGTGACAATGAACACAGAGGGATATCCCATTATCATCTAATAATCTATACTCTTGGAATTGTCTTGGGACTAAGTGATGAGCGTTGAGCCTTTTGTCTGCGGCTCCGCAAACCAAGCACATCTTGTCTCGGTCTCTAACTCTCCTACTCCATTTAATATCGGCTGTCGTATGTTTCATAATATTTTTTTTGTTTGGAGGCCACCCC